CCGTCTCGATTGAGTCATAGCCGTAGAGAAACGCACTGCCCGCCACAGCCTTCAGGTGCTCAGCGTCATCTTTCGAATAAAGCAGCTCGATGTCCGTGGGGGTCATCCACTTCGTGATGAACACATCCCCCCACTTATCCGGGTCATACTCTTCGGCATCCGGGTCTATCACGCAGTTCTTGCGGTTCAGCAGGCTGATTTCGACTTCCCCCTGCATACTGTCGTCGAAATTCAACCGAACGTCGAAGAAACCGCGACTGTTAACAACCCCGTCGCAGAACACGTCGCTGCGCACCCACGGCAACTGATTCTGCTGGGCGATGTACTTCCAGATTTTCGTCAGCGCCTCTGCAACTTCTGCTGGCGACCCTGACTTCGGGCGAAACAGGATTTCGGAGCGGTTATAAATCTGCTCACCGAGGATGGTGGAGA